TGAGCTATCAGGCCCTCGGCACCAACAATCAGCTGAGCTACTACACCAAGCCTTATGGCTCTGGTCAGAACTCTGCTGAGCAGCCTTTCCTGAACGGCGACGTCATCGTTCCTTCTCCCGATTTCCACAAGGATGTCCGGGCTGACATCACCGATGGCATCTCCGTTCCCGCTACCGCTTACGTTTATCGCGCTTCTCTGCGTGTTGACGGCGGTGACCTCGTTTCCTCTGGTATCGCAGGTGCTGAAACTGCTCCTGCTCTGACCCTCGTTCCTTCCGTTACCGAAGGTCTGCGTGATGACGGCACTGTCGTCTCTGGTCAGTTCGGTGCAACCGTGACCGGTGCCAACAGCGCTATCGCTAACGGCAGCGTTGCTTCCACCAACATCATCGATTCCAGCAGCCTTTCGGCTCTTGGTTCCGAGACTAAGTGGAAGCTGTTCAGCACCATCCCTCAAGGTGGCGCTTCCGGTGTGGCCCAAGGCAGCGGTGTCTACGACCCCCGCGCTGCTGCCAACAAACTCTCCGGTGAGAACAAAGCTCTCGCAATCTGCGAAGTCTGCTGGATCCTCCCCGACGAGCCGCCCGAGCGTCAGGACGTTGCTCTGCAACCTGATGGTCTGGTCGAGTCCTCCACTTACACCAGCACTTCTCCTTCCTGATACACTTTTTAGGAACGAGAATTTGACCCCTCTCCGTCAAGAGGGGTCTTTTTTTTGTCTTGTTTTAATGATGTCGAGTTTCTAGCTAATAAAGCGAATCTAGAATTTATTGATCATAGTTTTCATACTATGCCTGATTCTTCAGATCTGAGCCTTGAACGCAAGGAATGCTCCAAGTGTGGAGCAGTCTGGTTAAACGGACAGCTTTATTGGGCGACGGGAGTCAAAGCTAAAGAGCTTGATTTAGCTGGCCTTGTTTGTAACCAAACTGATTCTGAGGAGTGCATCAACTCCAAGAAAGGTCAGAAAGGAGGGGATACCTGGGAGAAACGCCTTATGTTCCTCAACAACCTCGACAAGATCATGGAACAGCGAGGCACACCGATGTGGGATGCAGGTATCTATACAGACGAAAACTAATTAACGCATAAACAGAAGCCCTGGTAACACAGCTTGGTCTCTTACTTTTCTAGCCTCTTCTTGCTCACGGAAGGCTTGATCGACTTTTTGTTGCTCTACCTCTGATAAAGGAGGTTTACCGTAGGCTTCTCGCAAAATAGCCTCAGTGGGAGGGTGGTTGCCTCCATAAGCAAATTTTCTCAAAAAGTGCTCGACGTTAAAAGCAGGTGCTGCTTTAACAAGATCGTGAAGAACCGGTGGGTCGGGAACATCAAATCCTCTATCTTCGAACGCTTGCCCAGCAATTCCGAGAAGTTCTAAACCTTGAGGAATGGCGTCATAACCACCTGTAAGTGCAGAGGCAGCAAGTCCTCCACCGCCTACAACCACAGCGTTCCTGATTCTTTGAAGTGGATCAGGTTCGTCAGCGTTAAAAAGCTCAGACCCAACTACGAATGCGTCACCTAAGAAAGGTGTAGCGCTAATAATTTTTTTTAACACAGCAGGTCTCCCTGCCATACGAACTAAAGAAGTTTTTTCCACAATTCGTCAAAGATAATCACTATTTTAATTGATTCTGGTATAAGCTACTGCTCGTATAGTGATTGCTATGACCACTAAAATCTACGCACCGAGCGGTATCAAAGTCACTGTCCTTTCTACGCATGATGACGGTGAGTATTTTATGGTTCGTTCGGAAACCTCAGGTAAGGTTTTTTTCGCTCATAAAGATCAAGTAGAGGATCTAGAAGTTAAAGCGACTGAAACCACCGTCGTTAGCAACACAAAACGTCGGGGGCGACGGAATATGTCTGCTCCTTCTTCTAAGGCCCCTGTCGTAGTAAAACCTCAGGTCCCCGTGGATAACCGCGTCAATCTCAATAATCTCACTGCTGAGGGTTTGACCCAAGTTCTCCCTGGCGTCGGTATCAAAACCGCTAAAGAGATTATCGAATTGAAGCAAGGTTTGCCTGGCGAGCGTTTTATTAAGCTTGAGCAGCTTAAAGCTGTTAAGCGGATTGACTGGGATGAAGTTTTTGCTACCGGTGAAGTGTACGTAGAATGAAGATAAATGTGCGTTGAACCGTGGCTACTTTAACTACCTCTGAGCTTGAGCAGATCCAGAGTTATTTAGCTCAGCAAGGAGTCACATTCAACGCCACAACAACTGATGCGGCTAAGCGTGAAGTAATTTACGCAGCCATCAACCAGATAACGCGTAACCCTGCTCAGGTTTTTGGGTACAAACTAGATGACTATAACTTTAGCCGCACTGCTTATCATCTTGCTTATAATATCGCTACTGTACCAGCTGGGGATTACGCAAGATTAGTAGAGGCTTGTAATAGTATTCCAAGTGAGTTCTACAACGACAAAATTGTTCAGCAAATTGAGCGTTGTGAAGAAGCTGAGCGTTTAACAGAACTTGCGACTGGACGAGCAACAAGTCGTCAAGAAACGATTCTGGGTGACGTTAGTCGTTCTATCAACATTCAAGATAAGCGGGAAACAGCACGTATCTGGCGAGAAAACTATCTGTATGAGTGCGATAGGTTAGCTCAAATGCTTTACGTACCTAATTACAGGGATCCTGTCGCTGCTCGATATCGGTTCGAAAGATCCGGCGGTGAGTTTATTCAAGCTTTGCCAGGACCTCCTGATGTGTCACGCTCTGATCGGATGTTCTTCCTAGCTAATTGGCGCTAAAGTTGTTTATAAAGATGCTTCATTAGTGTGACTAGACAAGCTAGGTCTGCAGCTGAACAATCACTGCGGAATAAGGGTATTCTTGACACTTTTATCAGGGCTCTCGGGCCTTTGCTCTTCAGTCCTAAAAAGGATGAAGTAGTCGAAGGAATTAGAAAGATCGCCGAGGAAGGAGCAGAAGCGGCTCCTCGTTCTGGTCTTCAGCGTCAGATGGCTGAAACCGGTTCTTATGGAGCAGGTGTTCGAGATTTAGGCACACAAACTGCACCTCCAAGTCCGTTACCTCCTAGTGTTCAACGGCTGATTCCACAGCCTCCAGGTTATTTAGATAACCCTATTAGAAGCGGCGTGGTTACCGACTCTGTTGATCGAGTTGAACCTGCCGTTCGCTCTGTGCGGGAGATGATGGAGAATCCTGCTGGTCTTCGCTCTGCTAGGTCGTTTGGGACTCAGCAAGGTCCAACAATGCCTCCTATCTCTTCCGCGAGGTACGAAGGTGCTTTTCCTATCGGAGGAGACACTAATCAGCTTCGTCTGAGTTTTCAGTACCCAGCAGGAACTGTTATTGATGGTAAAAAAGTTGGGGGCCGTGTATACCGCGATATCGCAGACACTCCAGAAAACCGTGCAATTATTGAAGCTCTTAATAAACAACGAGTCGGTGAAGTAGAAGATTTTCCAGAGGCAATGGTTTACCGGGTGGACCCTAATCAAAGGGGTCTTGATCTCGATCCGGCAGGAACTCGTCGGATGGTTGGTTCACCTGAACCGATGACTGCTCCTTCAGTTCCAGTTCCAGTTACAGTTCCAACGGATAACCGGATGGGAAGTCTCGGAACAAACCTTGTGGACTTAAGAAGGTTTGCTGGAGCAGCAGCTCCTTTGGGTGCAGCTGGGCTTACTATTAATTATTTACAACAAGCGGCTCAAGAAGGCGCTCAGCCTGGTTCTGATTTAACAGTTCCTGCACAAGATCAAGACGCTCCTCTTGCTACTGGTGGAGGGGTTTCAACAGGAATGTCAAATATTCCTGTTGCAGAGCAATACGTAAATAGCCCTAACTACGAGCAGCCTGGTCTCAATGCTCAAGAGAGAGGCGTTTTAAATAGGGGAAAAGAAGAAGCTCTTTATGCGGCTCAACAATCAGGAGATCCTGCTCTTGCTGCAGCGGCAAGAGTCATGCAAGAGCTACCTCCTGAAAGACTTAAAAGCGCTGCTCAAATGTATGAAGAAGAGAGGGCTCTTGTGGAGGCGCTGACAACTGGTCAAATGGGAGTCATTGCAGATCTCTTGAGGGAAACCCCAATGACTCCAGGTGGGGATAACGCGCTTCCTAGGTCTGACGAATTTGTTCAAGCTAACCCGGTACTGGCCTACCGTGCAGCTCAGCAAATGCCTGGTTTTGAAGAAAGAATGAAAGAAGAAATGCTTCAAGGTGATCCTGCTGTAAGTATGCAAACAGGGCAAACTGTCACCACTCCAACTGTTTATGCAGAGGCAGGTGCAGAAAACGATAAAAACGCTGCTTTTGCAGGAACTAATGCTGCTGCTATGGTTGATGCAACCATGCTTCCTGAGTCCGAGCGTTTTACAGCTCAACAAGCCACTGGTGATCTAGCAGCTTTTGTTGCCCCTCAAGTCCGTGGTGAGCTAAAGACCCCACAACAAGTTCTACGAGAACAGCTTCTGGGTGTTTTTAGCTGACTTATAATTAAATCGACAAGGAGTTAAAAAGTGGCGTCAACCAGCACAAATAAACAACCGATGATGGTTGACCGCCCTTTTCTTAGGGGCGCAACAATCACAAGTGCAACGACAGTTGCAAGTCAGGTGAACCCTGCCTTTGCTGATCTAGTCCAGCTTGTACGTGTGGGCGACGTTCCTTCTGAGGATGCAGCTCTTGTTGAAGATATTTTCGTTGTATCTAACGAAGGATATCCTGACGACAGTGGTGTTCGTGCTTGCACGCTTGGTGTTTATATCTATGCTCCTAACCAGGCTGCACCCTCTACAGCTTCGTCTATCTTGATCAACAAATTTATTGTTGGTCTTTCTGGCGGTACGGAAGGTTTAATTCAACGGGTTGAACTTCCTAAAACAATCGCTCCTACACCTCAAGTAGGTTTCACCGATCAGATCCGCCCTATCGAACTGGGTGGCTCTGAGGCTATGTATCTTGAAAAAGGTTACATTCTGGCTATTGGATATCACGGAGATGCAGGAAGTGCTGTCTCCGGTGGCCTAAGCCCGTCTGGTATTTCTGTTTGGGCTCAAGGCGGTTTCTATTAATTTGTGAGCAAACGTCGCAAAGGCTCTGATCATTTTGGCTGGGATTCTTACTCAGCCAAAACGGCTTCTTTCGGCTTTAACAAAATCAGCGGTGCTAATAAAAGCACATCACTTAACAGACCACAACCGTGGCAGCAGAAGTTCAGACCTGATCAAAACTTAAAAGACTTCAGTATTCTCTTCGATTACAACTACGCCTCCATGTGGACGCGTTGGCGTAGAGGATACGAACTCTACATGTATACGAATCAGGCACTTGTTGGTCTGAACTATACCTTCCGTTATGCCCTCAACGGGCAAGCAGGAACTGGCGGTCTAGAAATCCCAGGACTTATGTATATGTACCCGTCCTCAGAGCAGGATATGGGTATGCGTATGGTTGTCGTTAAGCCTCGCGACACTATCAACCTTCTCGACATCGGTCTCTCAGTCAAGAGCGTTTTTGACTACGACACTACCAACAAGATTATTGGTGTAGAGCTTTCAAGCACATTCGGAAATCCCGTTTCTTTAATGACAGGTGAAGTTGTTTCAGATCGCTTCAAAGCAGACGGTACTCCTAAAACCACTTACAACAATTACACAGTTGTTGCTGTGGGCACTAAGACCGGAGGTCCTGCTGTTCCTTCAAATGAACCAATTCAAGACACCTTGTTTCTCTCCGTCACCGAAGATACAAGCTGGTCAACATTAGACGATTCTTCCTTTAAAGCACCCGCTCAATCAAATCCTACGGTTGGGGAGTTCTTATCTTCCGCTATGCGGTTTGGATGTAACTGCCCTGACTATTTAGGAAGGGAAGACTTCAATCTCTATAAGTACGCTCAGAAACGAAATTACCCTTATACAGATACTCAGGACTTAAAGCCAGGTATATATGATCCTGGTACTGAGACTTTCGACGGCACTCGTCCTGTTCAGACGAGAGACTTTGCTGGTTTTACGAGAGACTTCGGTTTCATCTATACCAAGAAACTTCTCAACCTTCCTGATTACAAAGACGATAAAGCTTCTTCTTATTCCGATCCGAATCTTCTTTATTTCCAACCACGATTCTGTAAACACATTTACGCGTCGTTCTGGGATATGCAGAACCGCTTTCCTAACTACGAGTACCTGAACGCATTCCTAGCTCAACCAACAGATGAGCCTATCGATGACAGATACAAAGAATATTTTGATAGACAGCTCGGAAAACAAACCGCATTCCTTCAATCAACCGAAGCTCTCCAGTGGTGGGAGACGTATTCACCTGCTAAGAACACAGTTCCGGATCACGTCCTTTATTCGGACATGAACCCCACCATGGTCAAAGCTATGAACTTTGACACCCTTGCATCCGGTGTGACCACGCCTCTTGTTCCGAGTGGGTTTGTGATGTTTGATATCGATGAGTTCAATCCGCTCCAGCCGGTCCCACCTGACGCAAGACCTAGACTAGATGGAGGAACATACTTAAACGGAGTGAGGGTTAGTGGTGCTAATCCCTCGTTTATTTATAATGGCGGAACTTACCTAAACGGATCTCTCACCCCTCCTTTATCAGAATCGTTAATCAACGGAGGAACATACTAAATGTCAACTACCCCGGTCACACTTTTAAGTCTTAGGTCAGGTAACACCTCTGACCGACCAGTACCTTCAACAGCCCAAACAGGGGAGTTAGCAATAAACTTCGCTGCAGCTGAAAATGGTCTTTACTTTAAAGATTCTTTAGGCAATATCCGCAAAGTCACTGGGTGTCATTACGGAACTTCGGCTCCTAATTCATCGCCTGCCGGTCAGACTGGAAATTCTGCTGGCGAGACTTGGGTTGACTCTTCGACGTCTGCTTATTACATGAGCGTTTGGACCGGTTCCGCTTGGCAGAAAGTCGGTGCTGGTTTTGCAGACTCGGCGACACTCGCTAACTCCGCAGCGTCTGCAACAACTGCTGCTAGTGCAGACGAAGCAGACGCCATCCGTGTGGTGACATCTTTACCTGCTGCTTCAACAGGAGATATTGTTTACTTGAATTCTGGTGCCAGCGGTATTTACGTATCAGCCAACGGAGGATGGATCAGAGCGTAAGGTGCTCTTAAGCATCCACGCTCCTTTAAAAAGATGTCCGGTGATATCAGCTAAAGCGTTTTCAATATCAGGAGCACCTACTTCTTTGGCGATTTCAAAGACATCCTTAGCCATAAACCCACCGGCTTCAAGGTTCTTGGTGTAAAGGGTCAAGCTTGGTACTGCCTCGTAGGTAGTCGTGGTTTTGAAACCTTTATAAGCTCCGAGCAAACCCTTTTGACACATAGGCAGGAGATAGTCCATGCTCCGGACTAACTCAGCCAGGTTGTCGAAATCTTCTACGTGCTGAGAATACTGCTTCTTAAGAAACTTATGAAGAGCAAGAAACGACGGTGACTCTACGTTTAAGTGCAGAAGGTGAGCCTGAATATTTAAGTGATAAAGGTAAGAGGCTAACTCGACAAGCTTGTAGATCAAGTTATCGACATTAGCCTCTTTAACGACAATGACTTCTTCCTTGATTACCTCCTCCGTGGGTGCGGAAGCAGCAGCTTGGAAGATTTGTTCAAGATTTGAAGAAGTCATTTATCTCAGAACGTGCAGGTTCCAGTGCTACACGCAGGGGTTTCATCTACAACTTTAGCCTGCTCTTCTTGGCCCTTCAGGTAATCCTCCAGAGCGTCCTTATTGACGCGAAAAAGTGATTTAGCGCCGTTGGGCTGCAGGTTCACGTAGGTGCTCTTAGGCCAGCCACCGGGCTGACGAGACTCGGTGAGGGAGATGCGCTTGCGAACAAAACCGGCAGAGCAGTTGAGAAGTTCAGCAGTCTGCGCGATCGTGAGTAAATTCTGAGAAGCCATGCGAGTTGTGCTGTTAGAAGATCGCAACGACAAAAGATTAGCAGGAAAATCTCTAAGAACAACCTAAATACTGAGCTACTTTTTCTCTTAAGGTTTATCGTTGTTATGATGTATCAAGGATTGCTTGACATTGTTATGGCCCGGATTCGCCTAGCAGGAGAGGTGTTCAGCGGCTACAACAAACCCAAGGCAGACAAGCAAGGTGGTAAAAGTCACGCCGTGGCCGCTAAGGAGGGCGACAAGGTGCGTCTGGTCCGTTTCGGGGACCCGAATATGCCTATCCGCAAGGACAACCCTGAAGCCAGGAAGAGCTTTCGGGCTCGACACAAATGCGATGAGAAAAAGTCAAAACTTACCGCTGGTTACTGGAGCTGTAAGGCATGGTGATTATTTAGTAACATAGAGTGTCAGGGTTTCTTGACCTAAAATAAATTAGTGGCTTTAAAGTCGTGGAGAATTCGGAACAGATCAGTGTTTCCCTCACGCTTGAAGACGAGTTCACCCTGACTCGTATTAAAAACGCAGCTCACGACCTTAAAGGCAAAGAACGAGATCAGTATCTTTGGAATCGAATTGTTAGGCTTGTATGTAGAGAACGAGCTTTCAAGTACGTTACTGAAGAACTTGGCGTTCTTATTGACACTAATATAGGAGTATTCGAAGACTCAGAAGAGTAGTGTCTTATTCTTTCCAAGAGCTGACTCAGATTGCTCGTCAAGCCGGTTGGGGTGATGAAGCTGAGTTAGCAGCTGCTATTGCTATCGGTGAGTCTTCTGGTAACCCTAATGCTCACAATTCTGAATACCCGGACGACTCTTATGGTCTAATGCAAATCAATATGCTTGATTTGCCTGACTATCAGCTTGGTGCTAGCAGGCGTGCTAGGTATGGTTTGAGAAGCAACGAAGAATTAAAAGATCCTCTGGTGAACATGAGGATTGCTAAAGATATTCGGGATACGTCAGGGTTAAAGGCGTGGTCAGTTTATACCTCCGGCACTGCAAACGAGATTCTCAAACAACAGACAGGAAAATCTGATTTTCAGACCGTCTCTGCTCCTCCTCCAGTTCCCGTAGGGCAAGACCAACAACGAAATTTTATTCAACGAGGTCTCGGCGGAGTTCTTCGTTTCTTTGGTATTGATCCTGATCCTGAAATTCCAGGTAAAACAGAGCTTGAAAAAGCTGATACCAAACGCACTGAAGTACAGAACAAGTCCGAACAAGAGTTGGTGCGTCAGCAAATGAATAGTATTTTGGGATCTTTAGTAAATGCCTATACCTCAGATAGTCAGATTGATTCAAGAAACTTAGATGCCCTCTTGGCTGCTGATGAACAAGCCGCTGCATTAGAGGAACAAGCAAGAGAAGGAGAAAAATTAGCAGCTGCTTATAACAACAAATTATTAAAACAACAACAACAAATCAACGCCCTAAAAAACGCTTTAAGTCGATCTGTGACTAACCGATCCTCAACAAGTTCTAATAGCCTTTCTACCATGGCTAAGGCTTTCGCTAATCAAGCTCGACCTATCGCTTAGAGATATAATTTAAATATCAGTTTAAAGTCAATGAGCAGTTCTTATACACTCCCTGCTGGAGCTTCTCCTGTTTTTACCGCTAATACAGATAGCGGTTTTCTTGACTTTGGCGGCGGTGGCGACTCAAGTTCAAGCGCAACTAATTTTTTAAAGGATGCTCTGGCTGGCATCCTTGGAGGACTCGGAGGAAGCAGTGCCGGTGGATCGTATGGTTTGAGTTCAGAAGATATTGAAGACTTAACCGATCTAGTAGAACGAAAGGCTGAAGATCTTAATGATCTGGTAAGAAGCCAGAGGGATAAAATTGGTTCTTACTTTGGTGTCAGCCCTCAAGATTTTCGTTTAGCTCAGTTAAATCGTTTTACTCAAGAAGGCGATCGTATCGAATCTCAGTACAACCCTCGTCTTTACGGTTATACGCCAAACCTGCGTCCTCAAACTCAAGAGTTCGTCGGTGATATGAGGTCTGCAATCGGTGAGTTTGGTTTACTTAACCCTGCTAGTCGTTTCTATAGCGTTGCTACAAACCCACCAGTGGTTCAGCTCGACAAGAAACAGATTGATAAAAATATGGAGTACATGGAAGACATTTCTCGTGCCATTGGCAAGAGTCGCGAAGGTTATGACGATATTGTGGGCGATTATCAAGGCTCACAGACTCAGGAGTTTATCTATGCCCCCGGTGGCAAAGATTACAACCCCACAGCTATCGCAGGGCGTTTAAATAGCCCTGCTATGCAACAAGCTTATTTCAACCCGACTGTAGATTATCTTCCTCTTACAAAATACTGATGTCATTAGGACGCCATCCTGCAGAACGACGTATTGATAGTCAAGTTTTCGGTCGTCAATACCATGTTCAGCGGAACCCAGCATTCCGTTTGGCAGGACGTATCTTTGTAGATAGTGATTTAAGAACTCAAGAAAGGACTGAGAGGCGACAATCCCTACAAAAAAGCCGTCCTTATGGGATTGGTTATGGGATTGGTTTCGCTGCTCACGATGCCTACGGTCCTGATGAGACTTGGGATTCTCGTGATGATCTCAGAGATACACACGGCCCAGATCACTATATTGTTGGCGAAAGTCATGGATTCTCTGTTGATAGTTATTGATTGATGGAAGATAAAGGACAAATCCAAATACCTTCGATTGTTTAAGTGGCTTTAATGTTTCATCATCATTAAGAAGCGATGGGTGTTCTTTGAGTATGCAAATAGGTAAATCAATTCCTACTTTCTGCGTTACTAAAAGAGCCACTTCTGTGGACGTAAGAAATATTATCCCTTCATCGAATTCTTTTTTAAGCCATTTGGAATAGGCGAGTTCTAGCCATACTCTTTGGTTTGATTTTTTAAAGTATTTTTGCTCTTCAAAAATTCTTGTTGAACGAGGTTGCTCGTTTTTAAGAGCTATATCTCTTGGAGGATAAAGATATACGTTTTTAGCTTTCCAGCTTTGTAGTAATCCATTGTTCTTCCAATCGAAATAACGAGTGGCTTGAACCACAGAATTGGCATTCGAGCTAGAAGCAGGGTCAAGAAAAATCTCCCCGTCGAAGAAAGCTGTGGTTACAGCAATCAGATCGAGGGGAGATACAAAGTCCTTCGAAGCAAGGACCACTTATTCCTCCGCAGGCATAAGCCTATGTTGAACATGAATACACTTAGCTTTAGTTTCCCACTCGACTTCCATGTGAAAGATTCGGGAACCTCTTTTATTCTTCTTTACGATCACTCTGAGCACAGTGCCTACACCTCTACTAGGAAAGCAGTTGAATTTACTGAAGTTTTCTTTCGAAGCTAGAAGATAAGAAGTAGGTTTTTCTTTCTCTCGTACTTTGTCGCCGACATTAAATTTCGGCTTGGGTTCTGGACGACGAGGTGTACTCATAAAATTAACCCTGAAGAAGCTTCGTCGATTCTTTCGTTTGCTTCATCAGGGTCGAGAAGATGAATGTTGACGTAGTTGTCTTCAATAAGAGCAACCATCGCAAGATTGTTCTCATCTTCTTTATCGATGACATTCAAAACTCTATGGAAGAGTTCCTCAAAGTCTCTGTTCATAGACTCTTGAGCTAGTGAAAGATCATTCTCTAACTCTTTAGAAGTCACATAAGAACTGTTAGAAGGATCTTGTGGGTTGAAAACAAGAATACCTTTTCCGAGAGCTTTTCGATTCTCAAAGTACAGCGTAATGATGTCGCTGACGATAGTGCGGAGAATACCAGCAGAAAGCTTTCGTTCTACTTCAGATCCTTTAAAAAGACTGGCAATCTTTTTAGCGTTTTTACTGAACTCAGTCATACTGAAAATTGCTCCAAGCTGCTTCAAGAATTTCATAAGGATCATAGAGAAATTTTGAGCTGTTTTTTTCGTTTGGATCGAGTTTGCAGTAGTGCTTTCCCTCCACTAAACCTGAAGAACCTTTAGAAGAAATTCCCTGAAGTATGAGTTTATCTACAGCAAGACTCGGAACGCCGAGGCGTTGAGCAATAATCTTTTTGTTGACGAAAGCAGTCGTTCGTTTTTCTTTGTTGTTAGCGAGAAGTTGGAGTGAAACATCGATACTTGCCAGGTATTGACAAGCTTCAGTTACTGTTTTGGAAATAAAATTCATGAATGAATGGAAGGATCTCCTCGATCACCTGGCACCAGGCAATCAGGACGACTTACGTGAGGGTGGAAAACGGTAAAACACTACCTCAACCTTCCGTGGTCGCTAAGCCGTTTCTTACATAACGACCGACTTCAGCTTAGGAGTGCTCTTGCTTGCTGTGTAAAGTCTGTTGGGTCCTCAATGAGTAACTCGATAAGCTTATCGAGCTTTGAGGGAACGTCAAGTAATTTAGGATCATTGAGGATAAGCCAATATTTGTATGCGTTAAGTAAGTAGTATTGTGACTGTTTCGCTTTAAGCGCTTGACAACGCCATTTTTCAAAGTCAAACGTTGATTGATAGCGACTACTACCCATCGCAAGCTCAGACTGACGAATCTCAATTTGCAAATCAATATCGGTGATGGTGTACTCGACCGCTGAAATTTTTGCAGTGCAGTCAGTAATAGACGAAGGAGGTTCGTTATCGGAGTAAATCCAAGGGGGAAGGTTGGGGATGATGTACTTGTTTTCCCAGATACAAGGTTTAGCTTGCCTGCTCTCCGAAGAAGAACCCGCTGAGAATGTCTTCGATGAATTTGTTGAAGTTACCATTTACGCAATAAAGAGTGTGGTGTTCAAAGGAAGTCCGCACGACAAGATCGAGTTTTCGAAGCTTTTTTAACTGAGTTAAAGTCGTTGAATGAGATTGACCTAAAGCTTCAGAAATCTCGTTTACATCGGCAGGCTGCATGGACTTTAACTCATAAATTAAGAAACGCAGCTTTCTGATTGAGTTAGTTCTTTTCTTATTCTTTGTATCGATCTCGTAGACAGCTCTACGGAGCGCTTCTCTCGCAAAAGCTCTTGGATCGTGGAAGTCGATATCTGAGCCTGAAGAAGTGTGTGTAGGAAGTTCTGGTCCTCTGGCGTTAATTTGGTTTTGGGAGAAGAAGTCAGGCATAGATGGTAAGGGTTGATACAACGTTCATTTGAGCACTTTAAACGCACATAGTCTCCAGAGTGAAGGGGTTTTCTCCAGAATTGCTCGAAGACGAACCTTCGAGTGCGACAGAAACGCTCTCTTTCGGAAACCTTAGGAGCAGCAAGAGTCTCAGGAAACTCAAGGCATTCTTCAGGTGAGATGCAGGCGCGGTTCTGTTCGAGCCATGCAGCAAAGCGTTGAGTCTTGGTTCGAGCTGCGAAAGTCTCAGAGCGACAGACCTCACATGCGTGGATCCCATCGTCAGGCAACCGCACAAGAAAGTGGCTTCTTGCTGTGAGCCACACGGGTTCGGAGCGACCGCACTTGCAGGTCCACTTGACTGCTCTCCCGTAGTGGGCCACACGCCAGTGCCCGTGCTGCTCCACCAAGAGAGGGCTTCCAGAGGGTTCAGGGACTGCTTCGGGGTCAAGCAGCCCCAAGAGCTTTGCGGCTCGTATGGGGCACGTTTTCATAAGCATGTTCTTGTTGTTGTCCAATGAGTCTAGCGCATACAGCGCATAGTGCGATAGTACGCCCAAGTTTTTCAAGGAAAATTACTTTTCTGATTAAGAAGCTTTTTCGCTGGAGACGTCGCTCGGTTCAGGACCTGTAAAGACTACAGACCAGGCGACACTAAGACCAAAAATCCCCTCATACCCCTAATTAATTATTTAATACGTTTATATAGATACGAATTTGACGACGATTCCTACAATAATCTCGCTCACGTAGAAAACTTTTTTGCCTTAGTTTCGAGAGCGACACCGTGGCAAGCAGTGTGATTCACAATAGTTTAAAATTTAAAGAACGATCTCATACCTATGAGGCTCACTCGTTCTCGCAAACCTGCTAACTGTTCTTGGCAAACACTTCGAGAACGTGCTGATGCTCTAGGTATACCGGCTTGGAAGCTTGCTGAAGAGTATGCAATTCACGTAACTCCCGAAGAAGTGATGGTTCAGGAAGTAGTCAAGAAAGTATGAGATTCATTTTTTAAATTACTCGGATAGACTGCTATAAGGAGGTGGACAAAATTAATGTCAGAACGCAATAGCCCTGCTTGTCCACTTCACGGCGATCTTCCAAGGGCACGTAATCCGCACAACTTCTTCGGAATTGTGTCGGTTATCGATTCACTCATCGACACCATCAGCGGCGTGGGAACTACTAGTTACACAAGATGTCCCTACGGCTATCCCTCCAATTTTGAGGGCGTTGTTCGTGCTTTAGAAGATTTAAACGCAACTACAAGCGGAATTCAAGGAGGAGGAGCAGGTGATATCGCTGCTGGTTCCGGTATTTATTTCACAACAAGTGGATCTACAACAATTATTAACGCAACTGTTGTATCTGCTTCCGGTATTTCTATCGCGGCTGGCTCGGGTATCTATTTAACTCAAGGCGGTTCAGTTGTAAACGTTGATTACCCGGCTGTCTACGAAAACGTAGTTTCTGGTCAATTCCTACAAGATGGTTCAGTCACTATTCTTTACAGTGGTTTAACTGTCACAGTTAGTGGCACCGATCTTCGTGGTGGAGGCGGTGTTGCTTCTGTAGGCACTGCCCCTACCGCAGGATTTATCCAAGGTTCGCTTTGGTTTGATACGAACGAAGGCAGGATGTTCGTTTATGCATCTGGTACAGATGTTGATGAGCCTGGCTGGTATCAGTCAAATGCCGAAGCGATTGCCTCTAAGGGTGAAGCTCCTCCATCTGGTTACGGACTTAACTCTCCTCCCCGAGACGGTTCGATCTGGTTCAACACCCTTATGGGTTCGTTGTTTGTCTACGACACCGCTTCGAGTGGTTGGTACGAGACTGGTCCTCAGCGTTCCTTCGCTTATGGTCCTTCTGCACCTGCTCCTACAACCGCTGGCGCTGGTTGGTACGACTCAGATGACAACGCGCTTAAGGTTTGGGATGGCACGAGTTGGATTAATGCCTAGTATCTAGACGCCTTGTGCCGTTCTAGTGGCAAAAGCTAAGAACTCACCCAACATCTTTTCACGACCCAAAACCACTTCCATTGGTAATGGACGTCATTCGCGTCCGGCTCGCCGTGGCAAGAAAAGATATAGGGGCCAAGGAAAGCGTTAAAATAAAGTATAAAGCTGTGAGTCGAGATGGCGATTGCGAGTTTTAGGGCTGGCGAGACTATCTCAGCTGGTGATGCCGTCTATATCCTGTCAACAGGTCAGATTCGGAAAGCTATTGCTACGAACCTGACCCAGGCATCTGTGGGCGGCATCGCTATTGATAGTGCTGCAGAGGGTCAATTAGTTCGAGTTAATATTGACGCTGTTTACAATGAGTATTCAGATTTAACTATTGGTAACCTTCAGTATCTTTCTACAAGGGTTTCTGGTCAAGTTCTTGAATACGACGCTTTCGTCTCAGGTGCGAGCCTTGGCGCAGGTGATGCCTACACCACTGTTATTGGGCGAGCGGTTACAACATCCGGTATAGCTGTTGAGATTTCTCCACCTGAAGGTTGGACAAATCCAAACTCTCGTCTCATTCTTGAGTCGAGCACTACCTCAGACATTGATGCTATTCTGTTAGAGGATGGATCATTTATCGATCTAGAAACCGCTTCCGCGTAATCGTAAATGGCAAGTCAGAAGATCTCGGAACTGTCAGCGCTTACGTCAGTAGCTAGCGGTGACTACTTTCCTTTAGTCCAGGACTCAGATACTTCTAACAAACGTGTAGGCATCGACGTCTTAGATGCGCGTTATGCAGCTACATCTAGTGGTGCTCTTGCTCACGAAGCTCTTGCTTCTGGTAATGCCGCTCTAAGTAATGCAGTTCCTGCTTTAGCATCTGGTAACGCAGCACTCACTGACGCTTCAGTTGCTCAAGCTTCTGGTAATGCAGCTCTTGTTTACGCAGACACCAAATACGCTATCTCAGGCGGTCTGATTGACGGTCAGATTCGCACCGTGGTTACGGCATTAGGTCTTAACGGAAGCGGTATTCCTTGTACTTCTGGCAACTACTTCACTGCTATTCTCAGTGGCGACTCATCTGTTTATTTCACTGGTGTACCGGCTGCTTCTTACGGTCTGACTTACGAAGTACAACACGATACCGGCACTATCACTTGGGATAGTTCGATTAAATGGCCTGCAGACACTGCGCCTACATTGACTACAGGCAAGACTCATCTGTTTATGTTCGTCACTGACGATACTGGCACAACCTGGCGCGGCGCTTCCCAAGTCGATTACACCACTTGATATAGATGGATCCTACTACTTTTCGTCTTTTTCAAGGCGCTTCTAGTGCGGATAATGGTGCAACCGATATTGCCGTAGCAGTTGGTGTAACTCCTTTCATCGAAGCTTACGAATGGACGAATACGGGTGGATTTGGCACAAAATATTCAAACCCTTCAACGTTGCCAGCTGGAGGTGCTAATGCAGTAGCTTTCAGCCCTAGTGGTAATGATATTGCGGTTGCTCATCAAAACAACCCAGATATTTCTGTTTATCCTTGGTCGTCTTCAGGTTTTGGTACTAAATATAGTGACCCATCGACGACGCCTACTGGAGATGCAAACGATGTTAGCTGGCATTCTACTGGCAACGATTTAGCTGTCGCACACAACAATTCTCCTTACCTTTCTGTTTATCCTTTCACGTCAGGCACCGGTTTTGGTACTAAGTACACGGATAGCAGCATCCCCACTGGCAACATGGAAGGGATAACTTTCAACCCTGATGGTGACTATCTGATAGCTGCAGGTGGAGGAGCACCTTATTGGTTACTTTGTTGGAACTTCACGTCAGGTACTGGTGTTGGCAGCAGGTTAACAAATGTAACTACTCCAGCGGGTGGTAATTACACTGATCTGGCTATGAGTCATGACGGAAATAATTTTGTCGGAACTTTTTTCAATACTCCTTTTGTGCAGGCATATACTTTTGATGCGCCTTCTAACCCGTGGTTCACTACCTTAAGCAATCCTTCCTCACTCCCCCCGAATCACGGCTGGGGTGCCACATTTAGTCCTGATGACAGCGTTATTGTTGTTGGTCATTACGATTCACCATTCATTTCGGCATACGCTTTTACAGGCTCTAGTTGGGGCACAAAGTACTCAAACCCTTCTTCACTTCCGGCTAACAGAAACCGCCCTGTATTCACTGCAGATGGCTCAGCTATCATAACGGCGGATGTATCCAGTCCTTATTTAGAAGCTTGGGCATGGGACAACACCTCCGGTTTCGGGACAAAATACAGCAATCCGTCTACCCTACCTGCGGGTGGTGCTAACAACGTCGCTATTAAACCCATTTAATGATGAACAAGACTGAAACACTTAAGTCTGCTCTTGAGGCACGAATTCAGGAGGTAGATGGTTATCAGATCAACATTGATAACTATATTCGTGCTATCGCCAAGATTGAAGCAAATTATGCGGACAATCCGGCTATGGTCGAATTTGGCGAAAAGCTGAAAGAAATGCTTGAACAGCATAAAACTGAGCAGCTTAAAGCAACAATTATCCGTGACGTGATCGCGGATCAACTTGCTGAACAGGAGGTATCCTAATGTTCTACGTCAAAACTAATTCCGAAGGGGAACTTGAACAGTATCCCTACACGCTCACTGATTTAAGGCGTGCGAATCGGAATGTCAGTTTTTCTAAGACTATTTCTGACGAGTCGGCGGCCAGTTTTGGGCTTTTCCCTGTAACTCCGTCACCGCAGCCCGCTTACGATTACCGCAAAAACCTCGAACGAACTGCGATTCGTTCCGGTGACAGCTGGGTCGAGCAGTGGACTGAAGTCGATGCGTCTGCTGAAGAAATCACCGCGAGAACTCAAAATCAAGAATTGAGTGTGCGCCAGATTCGTAACGCAAAACTAGCGCAGTGTGATTGGACCCAGCTTCCAGATTCTCCCTTGGATGCTGATGGTAAAAATGCTTGGGCTCTCTATCGTGAGACCTTAAGAATGGTTCCTCAGCAGTCAGGTTTTCCCTGGACTGTCGTGTGGCCGCCAGAACCAACCACTTGATATGGGAACTTTGATCGCTTTGGGAGCCCTTGGGGTTTTATATCTCATGGGCTTCTGTTTAATGGCGATAAACCCTCGTGATGACGAATAAATTTCAAACATCGATTATGATTGAAGGAATGAAGTCTGGGTGTAAGTAGTGACTGACCGGGCGATTTTCAACCGTAAATACACTGAGTACACGCCTGGAACTATTCCTGTTTGGCTTGTTAACGGTCAGGGCGTTACCACTTCTGCTGCGTCAGTTCGAGAATTTGTCGCTGGTGCTGAATTAATCGCGGGTTCTGTAGTTGCACTGAGCGGTGCCTTAGTTATTCCTGCTTCTGCAGCTAGCGGAACGCAAGATTATCAACAACAAGCAATCGGTATTACAACCGAGGCAGCAGCTCAAGGTTCCGGTGTTGATGTCAACCTTGACGACATCGTACTTGTAGGTGCTGGAAACATTACTGCGGGTACTGAACTTGTTCCTGGTCAGTATTACTATCTTTCTAAGGAAGAAGGTCAGCTAACTCAGTTCACTACTTCGTCTGGAACTGTTACTGCTGCTAGTGGTTACGCTTCTTTGGTTAATCTCGGTCTTGCTCTGAGTACGACTGAGCTTCATGTTGAGATTCAAACCCCCGTGGACCTTTACAGCTAGGTCTAGTTTTACTGAGGTTTTGCAATGACTTCTCGGCGTCCACTTGTTACTAAAGACGGCTTTATCACCGAACTTCCTACAGGTGATACAGTTTTGGCTGGTGCTACTACAACCGAAGTAGTTGCCGGTAGTGGATTGATTGGTGGAGGTCTCATTGATCAGAATCCCCAACTTGATATTTCCCTTCCGCCTAACCCAAGCGGTCTTATTTTTGTTGGTGATTCATTAGGAAACGATGGTTACGCTCAAGTAACTGCAGATGCTGCTTTAGCTAGTGGCATCGATGCAGGTACTATTGCTGATACGCAAGTTGTTAGTGGTAACGCCGCCCTTTCTACTGCTGTAGATGCACTTGCTTCAGGCAATGCGGCTTTAGACCTTATCCCCGGTTTGACCGGAGGAGGTCCTCTCGAACGATTTACCGCTGCGGGAACTATTTTATCAGGAATGCCCGTGGGCGTTGATGATACTGGGCGTGTTCAAGCTGTTGCGGTAGACAGGGTATCAGTTGATGATCTTGTTACTACATCAGGTCGTAGGTTACAGGGGCAAGATACTACTTTTTATGCTCCAGGTCCTCCTGTTTATATCGGTACTTATAACGACGCACAAGTTTGTGTGCAAGGTTTACAACCAATTACAAGTTCAAATGATGATGGATATAGAATTATGATTTTATCAGGCACTTCGCCTGAGTTAATAAATGCTGTAGATACCACAAATACTTCTAACCCTTACAAATTTGATCATTGGGCAGGGAAAACAACTGAAGTCGATAGAGTAATTATCGGATATACAACAAATAATCCTTCTTTTAATTTCTACCAAAGAAACGGAACTTATAACCCTGACAGTGTTGATTTAACTTTAACTGCTCAAAGCAGCATAGTAGCTAACGTCAATGTAGATTATCTAACTTTTGCAACTGTTTCGGGTACAAATCAATATTCATGGTTTTCTAGAGGTTCTAGTTCTTACCCTAATTTTAGAAGATTTAGTATCGCAGATAACGGTACTATGACTTCTCTATCTAATACAAATCTTGCTAGCCATAGTTCAGCTTTCCATTTTCATACTTACAACGCACACGAAGAAAAAACTACTGCGGTTTGGAGAGGGGATAGTCTTTATCTTTGGGGTGCCTCTATTGATAAAGACGGAACTACAAACACTGCAGCCGCTATAAATTCTGAAAGAACTGATTATAGTACAGTTAATTATTTACCTAATTCGGGTAAGACTGTTTGTTGTGCGAAACTTACCAATAGTCAATCTGGTGTTGCTTTTGTACTAGAAGCTTCAGGCACTACTTTGGTTCCTGGTCCTTATGCGACTTTGACTTCAGGAACAACTGCTTCAAACTACATTCAAGTTATTCCACTTAATGAC